TCCATATTTGTTGTATTTGAACCTTTCGGTAATCCCCATACAGACTCTTTAATTCTTTTACCACCCATATTTTTATAAACTTTAATTAATTGTTTTAGATGTTCTTCATCTCTAGCATTTGTAACTCTGCCTTGTTTCTTAATTTTTTTCTGAAACATCTTAATAGCATCTTCAAGTTTCTTTAAATCAAATCCTTCTTTAAGCTTTGTTTCTGATAATTTTTTTAAATTCTTTTTTATATAATTAAAAACTTGATGATTAAGTTTAGGTGAATTAAAAAATTTATATTCTGCATCAATATAATCTGAAATGTTTTTAAGACTTATTTTTTTATTATCTTTTTTTAATCCATCAATAAAAGCTTGTGCTTCATTTTCTAAATCAAGTTGAATTTTTCTTCCTGGGATAGATTTAACAATAATTTTTTTACCTTCTTCAACAGGCTCTTGATATTGATAAAACACACCATCTTTTTCAATTTGACCACTTTTGTGTAATTGTTCCATATCATCTGCAGTTAACTTTACAATTTTAAAGTTTTCCAACTCATCTCTAATTAAATTTGTCAAATCTGTTTTTGTAATTTTCAATTACTTTCCCCTAAGTTTTTTTAACTTGTCTTTCTGTGTTTTAACTTTACCTTTTTTAACTTCATCTAATTTTACTTTGACTTTATCAGGTTTGTCTATAAATATATTCTTATCAACTTTTACATCAATTGCACCCAAGTCTTTCTTTATACTTTCTTTTGTGTATCCTTTATCTTTTGATATGTGTTCAATAACTTGAGTTTGAGGAGAAATGATTTTTGATTCAAACTTAAAGTTTTCACTCACATATTTTAATAACCATTTAAGTATAAAGTAAACTTGCCAAATAACTAAACTATATAAAACCAGATGTTCAATATGATGAACTATTTGATAAAACAATTTATCAGACATATTTTATATTTTTTTATTTAATCTACCAACAGATTGATGTGTTACAATGTTGGAAGCAATATCTGATAATTTAATAGTTGGTTTACTATCAACTTCGTCTTTTGTTTCTTTCATAGCTTTACTGATAGCTTGTCTTTTTTTGTGAAGATATTCATCTGAATCATCTGTATCACCATCGTTGTCAATATCTTTATCTTCTCTATCTTCAAAATCACCATCTAATTCATCTTCATCTGGTTTGTCCATTTCTTCAATAGTTTCATCAATATCATAGTAACGATTCAAAACATGCCCTATATCTTCATATAATGCAGTCATTCTTTGATTCAACATATGTGCTTCTTTAGCTGCTTTTTGAAATTCAACCACACTACCTTTTAATGTTTTCATATTTTTATTAACTGAGATTCTATCGAACCAATCATCTTGTTCACCAAGAATATGATTATGAGCAGATTCTGCTATATCAGCTAATTGTTTTGCTGTTTCCATTATATTGTTATTATTATAAAGTGATTTTCCAACAATACCAAAATTTCTAACACCTTCTACAACTTGATGTTTATCAATTTTTGGTTGATTTTCAAAAGCCTCACTTAATAAGTTTTTCATTTTTTTCATTTTCATTTCTCCTTAAATAAATTTTAACTACCTGGTGTGGCTAAACCATCACTCATATCAGGTGGGGTTCCATTATAATCAAAGTTTGAATCAGGTGCACCAATACTCACTATACCTGAACCATTACCATAAGTTAAATCCCAGCCACCTTGTATTAATCCAAGGTTAGCAATACCTGTTGTTGCTATAGGTTCAATGTCTATATCAAGATTAGAATCATCTGCCATCATTGCTTCTAATCCTAAACCTGTTTGACCATTTTCTATTTGTGCCTCAAGTGTTAGTTCTGGTGTACCATCATTGTTTAATAATGAACCTTCATTTGTTACATTTTCTAAACCTTGTCCATTTTGAGCTAAACCATCATATGGACCTGCTTCAGCTAATGCATTTGATAAAATTGGATTCTCATCTATATTAAGATTCGAACCATCATTTGTTACATTTTCTAATCCTCCACCTTCAGCTAAACCATCACCAACTGATGTTGCTCCCGGTTGAAATACTGAGGTCATCTCTGCTAATCCTGGCATAATTTATCTCCTATTTCCAAAATATTATTTTTGCTATTATACCCAACACTAAAGTGTAAACACCCCAAAGTGCATGAGTTACATTTTGTTTAAAATTCTTTAACTCTTCAATATCTTGTATATTGATTTGTTTTCTCCAATAAGTATTTTTGTTCACACGAACAATTAATCCATCTTCAGGGTCTAAAAGAATTTCTTTTATTTCTTTTACCGTTGAATGGATTTCTTCTAATTCACCATTAGTTAATCTTTGTTCAACACAATCTAGTTTTTTAATAATTTCTTTGTTTGTTGCCATTATTACCTCTGTCTAGTTCTACTTGCTTTTCCTTTTTTACCACCAAAGTATTTTCTAAATCTATCAATGATTTTATCTTTAGTTAATACTTTTTGTAAAAAATCTGTTTCATATGGATGAGCTCTTGATATATCACCATATTGTAATCCTCGTTGTATATCAAAAAAATCTATCACTCCTGCTTTAGCTTTTGACATCCAATCCTTTACTACTCTCCCTTGAACTTTTCTTAAATCTTTTGCATAATTTCTAATAGCACCATCAATAATATTTTGAGCTTCTTTTGATGAATAAGCTTGTGGTGAATCATATGATTCACTTACATTACTATTTAATAAATAGTCTCTTGACTTATTTAAATAAGTAGAAGCCAATGTGATTTTATCTGTCCACCAAGCTGGTAAAGAACTTTCTTTATCCATTGATTCTAACTTTTGTAACAATTGTTGTGAATCTTCAATTGATAATTTTAACTTTCTAATAGCTGAAGGAACATCTGTATGTCCATCTTCATTCACTTTAAAAGGTTTTAAATCTTTATCAGTATACACTTTACCTTGAGTGATTGCTAATTCATTTAATAAGTCTTGAAGTTTCACTATATCTCTCTTTTAACTCTTTGCATATACATTTGTAATTCTTTAGGAGATATACCTAATGTTTGTAAAACTCTTTTCAAAACTTCTTTCTTTTTAGCTCTTACTAAATTTCTATCTTTTAATTTGTCTAAAAATCTATCCATATATCTTTTTAACTCACCAGGTATTTTTTCATTTTCTGTAACTTTACCTTGTGTTCGTTTTTTATTCAAAGCATCCATTTTTTTATTTAATTTATCAGCCATTCTATCAGCTGTTGATTTAGCCTTTTTAGACATTTTACCTTTACCTTTAACGGTAACGGTTTTACCTGCTACTTTAACTTTTGTACCAGGTTTTAAATTATGTTTTTTCCTGTAAGCATCATATTGTGCTTGTGAACCAAATACCTTTTCATTAATCAACTCTTCTCTAATGATTTCTTTTAGTCTTTTCATTGTTATTTTCATTTAACATCTCTCAGTATTTTTTCAATTCGAATTTGATATTCGATTATGTATCGTTTATATAATGCCATAACTTGTTTAGCTTTTGTTTTGTTGATTTTGTTCAACTCTCTAGCTAAACTAAAGTTATTTTTTCTGACCCCTTTTAAACTATTGCTTAAATCTTTCTTTACTTTTTTAGTATCTAAAGCTTCTGATAATATGTCTTTTAACTTAATCATTTTACTATAGCCCATAAAGTTCGCATTAATTGATTGGGATTCTTATGTCCTAAATCTGATAAAAACTTTATCACTTGTGGCTTTGCTTTTTTAGAAACTTGTGTTAATAGATTTGCTGATTGCATATCTACCATTACTTTTCCTTTTTTACTTTTATAATTCTGATGTTGTTTATCTTTCATTACTTTAGCAGCAACATCAAATATTGTTTCTTTACCTTCTTTAATTTTTTTCTTTTTAATCAAATGAGGGCCAGCTGGTTCTTCACCTAATTCACCATTCTCACCATATCCACAAGTTCCCTCGTCTAATATCTCTCTAACTAATTTTCTAATTAATTCTCTGACTTTCATTTCTCTTTTTACTTTCTTAGGTAATCCTTTATGTTTTGTTGAAGCAAAATCATCAACATCATCTTTGTCCATTGTTTTAGCTACTTTACCTGCACTTCCTTTTTTAGGTATATCACCTTTTTGCATTGCTTTCACAACTCCAAAAAACTTTTGTTGTTGTTTAGATACTGAAGGCATTAGAGTAGTTTACTTATGATTTTATCGTATTGCTTTTTAAAAGTTACATAATTTTTTTTATAAGTATCTAATAAATCTGAGGCTTCTTTATCTAATCCTTTTTTTCTTAATTTTTCATAAAAATTCAATACTGATTTAGCATGTAGTTTATAAGACTTATCAATGTTTTTTATATCTTTTTTATACTCATAAGCTGGACCTTCTTTTACTTCTTCTTTGTCCTCATCTTTGTCTAATCCTACTTTTTTTGATACTTTATCAGCCATCTTGTCTCCAAATCCTTGACCTGCACCTGCGGCTGCAGCTTTTCCTAGTGACATTGCTGCTCTTGCAAGAGCTGGATTTTCATTTATTTCACCAAACTCTTCTTGTAAAGATTTTAAAACTTCATTAACTTTTGATTTTGATTTTGATTGTTTTTTTGGAGTATTGAATCCTAACATTTTTTTATATTCACTCATCTTACTCTCCTCTAAATATATCGTTGATTATGTTTTCTACTTTACAATCGTGACAACACACACCATCTCTCGTTCCAACACCTTCATTCAGTTTACCTTCATTTGTTGGTGATAAGAAAGCTCCGTGTGTAGATGGATTTGATACGAAATCAAATGCAATCAATTCAAAGTCTGGTTGAACTTCAACGGTGTCATTTTCATTCATATCTTTTACTGAACCTAATCCTCTTGATGATATACCAAGTTTAATACCTGATTTAAATAATTCTTTTAATATGTTTCCTGCTGGTGTTGATAATACTTCTACCGTACCAACTAAATCATCTCCATCCCAATGCATTTCTAATACATTGTGAGACACATTGTTTAAATTCACAACAGAAGAGTCTGGATGGTCAAGTTCACCAAGAGCTCTTCGTTCTTTAATCTGAACATCTGAATATTTTTCAGCTTCTCTCATCAAAGTTTCTCTCGGATATACTCTACCATTTTGATTTTTAGCTTCTGCTCTTTGTAATACACCTTTAACAACCAATCTACCATTTTCTTTCATTGATTCGTTGATTTGCTGAGGAGATACTTCAAATGGAATGTAATCAATTAATAAATTTTTCATTATTTAACTCCTTTGTATACAAATGTGACTTCACCTTTAGTTTCAGCAGCTCCACAATTAGACCAAGCTACTGGTTGAAT